TCAACGAGAAGGGAGCGGATATTTACGTGTCCGCTACCTTGATCGCTCTCCTTGGCTACTCCTACGATACCTTGCAGGACATGGCTACCAACGAACAACACCAGGAGGACATAAAGAAGGGCAAGATCCTTCAAAGTCTCTCCGCCAAACCATTGGAGGAAACTAAAGATGCCGATTGAAAACTTCACTCATTGTTTCAACCCAAGACCTCCCGACCCTTACGCCAAGCAACGCTTGTTCAAGGAAGCCAAGGAGTTGGGTTACGTGGTCGTCAAAAAGAAAGACTTCGAGGCGACGCTGAAACAGCTACGAAAATTATTAAGGGAAAAATATCAATAAACCATCGGTCGATGATTAATTAAAACATGAAAAATATAAGCGATACACCAATTGAAAATTGTGGGCGACATACCGACCCACTCGAACCGCTTTGGGAACCTTGTGTGGCGTGTGAATTGCAAGACGCTAGAGACCGTTTGTATAAAGACGCCGACGAACTAGGTTACGTGATCGAACCAAAGGTGGACGTCAAGAAACGCATGTTGAAGGACGCTTTAGCTTCAGACCACGTGGTTCTTAGCGACGACCAATGGGAAGTTGTTCACGAATTGGTTCTCGATAGACTCAAGTTAATTGAAGAACGCCCTGATGGGGAGCGTGATCACGAAGAAGAGGAGACTCTAAACGAGCTATACTACTACCATTCCCTGAACTATGAGAAGTTCAGGGACGGTAGCGAAACTTAAAAAATAAACGACGTTATGAACTATGAAAAAAAAGAAAAAACAAAACCCGCTGGTGTTCCTGCCACGTACCTTAGCCTCTGTAGCGGATACGATGGAATCGGAATCGCCCTCTCCCGAATCTTTCCAAACCTTCGAACACTCGCTCATGTGGAGATCGAAGCCTTCGCAGCCGCAAACTTGGTTGCGAAGATGGAAGCGGACGAACTGGATACGTGTCCTGTTTTCACGGACGTCAAAGCGTTTCCGTTTGAAGAGTTACGTGGCGGGGTTGGAATTCTCTCCGCTGGTTTCCCCTGCCAGCCTTTCTCAAGCGCCGGAAAGCGACAGGCAACCGAAGACCCAAGACACATCTACCCATACATCGCAGATGGAATTACCGCTTGTCGTCCAGCCTTCGTCCTCCTCGAAAACGTCGAAGGAATCATCAGCGCCAAGACAGGTGATGGAGAATCGGTACTCCTCCATGTCCTCAGAGACTTGGAAGAAAGAGGTTACGTGTGTACGTGGGGAACATTCAGCGCGGCTGAAACGTGCGCGCCTCATTTGCGAAAGCGAGTGTTTATCCTCGCCAAATTGGCCGACTGCGACCTCAAGGGATTGGAAGGACACGGCGGGAGCGTCGTTGAATCGGAAGCGTCCGAACGGTACGGTGAGAGGGACGAATGGTCTGCTGCCTTTGGTAGTATACAACACTCCTGTTATCCCGCCCGACCCAACGAACCCCAAAACTGGTGGGAAGAACCGCGAGTCGTGGGCGACCCCAAGAGTCTCTTGCGCGAACACTCCCACGGAGAAACAGATAGCGGCGGGTGCGCCCAAGAAGAAGCTGGAGGACATGGTTCAAGTGGAGGAGAGGAAGCAGAATTGTCCGACTCCCGACACACAGAATCATCGGGACGGAACGAAGCGGAGGAAGGAAGCGTACAAGAATCATTCGGTGAGTCTTCACCACAAGATAGCGGAGGTGGAGAATTGGCCGACTCCAAGAGCGGGGAACCCAGGAAGTCGCAAGGCGGGAACAGGCGGAAAGATACTGGCGGAGGAAGCGAAGAAGAATTGGGCGACTCCTCAAGCGAGCGATTACGTGGAGGGAGCGAGAACCGCTCCGACGTCGAATCAAAAATGCTTGGGGAGGGACTTGAATCGGAATTGGCCGACCCCGAACACGCCAAGCGGGGGACCCACGAAGGGATGTCCTCAAGGGATGAACGGAGGGAAGGGTCATCGGGAGATGTTGAAGGGTGTATTCAAACAGACCTCCCCGAAACTGAATCCGAATTGGGTGGAACAACTGATGCTTGGGGAGGGTTACGAGGGGTGGACCCAATTGCCAACAGAGTGGATAGACTCCGACTGTTAGGCAACGGCGTCTGTCCCGACACCTGTGAACTAGCCGTAAGAATTCTCTATAATAGACTGAAAGGAAACAACCAATGACTAGAGTGGCAATACCAAGTGAATACCAAGCTAAACACGCCGACGTCGCCGGCTTCAGCAAGGGCGAGTGGGCGGAACTGAAGCGGATGGTGGACGAAGGATATGAACGCTTTTGGAGGAAGCGTGGAGGTGTTCCCCATAAAGGCTTCAACTACGGAAGAGACAACAGCAAGAAGGAGGAACGACGTGAAGCAAAGTGAAACGATCACCTTGATGGCTGCCGCCAAGGAAACTTTGGAGCGCCATTGGAAGGGAACCAAGAACGAGATGACCGCGTGGAACAATGCGCGAGACGTCTTCGAGAGAATGGGAAGGGACGTGCCTGTCAACGAGGTTGACGAACGCCTCATCGACCGACTCGTTGCCGACTTGGAAGCGGATGGAAAGAAGCCGGCGACCATCAACCGCAAGTTGTCCGCCTTGAGTAAGATACTGAGGCACTCGCTCCGCTTGGGTTACGTGTCTCGTATGCCTCTCATCGACCGAAGAAAGGAACCGCGTGGAAGAATGCGGTGGTTGTCGGACGAAGAGGAACTTGTGGTTGTCCGTTTGTTCCAGCGAACCAGCTTGGAGATGTCTCGATTCGTGGAAGCTTTGGTGGACACCGGAATGAGGTTCAGCGAACTGTTCGAACTCGAGTGGAGGGACGTGGACTTCGAGCGTTCGGTCGTTCACCTTTGGGAAACCAAGAACGGTAGACCTCGAACGGTTCCCTTGACGAGGCGAGCGGTCGCTTCCTTGAAGGGACAGGTTGACGGAGGTTTTTTACGTGTGTGGAAATTCACCAAGTACCAGTTCCGCCATGCATGGGATGGAGTGAGGAAGGAGATGGGGATGACGGACGACAAGCAGTTCGTTCCCCACGCGCTTCGTCACACGTGCGCGTCTAGACTAGTACAGAGGGGTATAGATTTGCGTATAGTGCAGGAGTTCCTGGGTCACTCCAACATCAACACCACCCTTCGCTACGCTCACCTCGCTCCCAAGAACTTGGAACAGGCGCGCGATGCCTTGGAGGTAGACCGAAAAACATTATCCGCTTGACTAACAAAACGATAAGTTATTCGTTTAGATAAACGACGCCACGCATGGACATTGAAAAGGAAATGATTGAGTCCGGTATTGCCCGATACCGTTCCAAAGTAGAATCCGCCCGATCAAGGGAGAGTGAAACCTCCACTCAATACGGTCAGCGACTGATGCGCGCCGCCTTGCCCGACCTTATAAAGGACGTGAGCAAGATGATTCGTTATCACAAGAAGAATCCTCACGCGGTTCCTATTTGGTTGCCATCCATATGGGACATACCACCACAAGTCTTGAGTTTCTTGGCGTTGAAGGTAGTGATGGACAGCATCTCCTTGAGGAAGACCGTGATCAAGGCGTCTCTTTCAATTGCAAACGTCATTGAAGACGAGGTTAGGTACAAATGGTTAAAGGAGAACCACCCCGAAGTTTTCAAATACGCCGACCGCGACGTGAAGAAAGCGGGTAAGCGTAGCTACAACCGAAAGAGAAACGCTTTCCTCCGCCATGAGGTAGGTGAATCCAAGAAGGGAAACATCGAGAAGTTTCAAACGTGGTGCAAAAGGGATAAGGTCGGAATGGGTACGTGGTTCCTTGAAAGCATTAGGAAATCCACCCATTTCATTTCCTTTATTACCTTAGCCAACGCCCACAAGAAGCACGGTAAGGTTCGTTACGTGTCCGCTACGGATGAATTGTTCGAGTGGATACGCGCCTTCAACGAAGAGAAGGAAATCCTTTCACCGTTATGGTTACCTATTTTGGAAGCGCCGAAAGACTGGACGTCGGTTTGGTCGGGGGGTTACACCGACGCCGATTCGGCGCTTCCTGCTTTAACGTTAATAAAGTCATGGGACATGGACTATCTCAGGGAGGTGGACTTCGATGCCATGAAAGACGTGGTCGATGCCGTGAACCACGTGCAACGAACGCCGTGGACAGTCAACGACAAGGTGTTGGAGGTCGTGGATTGGGCGTGGGAGAACGACAAGGAGATAGGAGACATGCCAAGGCGTTCCGATTACGAGCGTCCACCGTGGCCGAAGGAAGCGGAGACCGACCCCGCCGTGAAGAAAGAGTGGTCGAGGAAAGCCGGCAGGATTTTCGAGTTGAACCTTTCCCTTAGATCACAGCGACTTCAAACCATCAAGACGCTGCACCTCGCTAAAAAGTTTAGAGGCAAAAAATTTTACTACCCTCACCAATGCGACTTTAGAGGTAGGGTCTATCCTATTCCTTATTACCTGACGCCGCAAGGAACAGACTTGGCTAGAAGTCTCCTGTTGTTTGCCGAAGAGGAAATGATAATGGATCCCACCGTTGACGCGCGTTGGTTGGCTATTCACGGAGCGAACTGTTTCGGTATGGACAAGAAGTCTTTCGACGACAGGGAGAAGTGGGTACACGACAAGAGGAAAGAAATACACGCGGTCTATTTAGACCCGAAGACGAACGATTGGTGGATGGAAGCGGACAAGCCTTGGCAATTCCTGGCGTTCTGCATGGAGTGGGGGGAACTGTTGAAGGTTGGAGGTAGAGGTTTCAAGACGAGGCTACCGGTTAGTATGGACGCATCCAATAACGGTATTCAAATACTCTCGCTCCTCGCTAGAGACGAGGTCGGAGGGTTGGCTACCAACGTCACGCCCTCCGGCGAAACACCTAAAGACCTGTATGGTTACGTGTCGGAGAGGGTAAACCAAAGGCTTGGGCAAGCCGCCGACGAAGGCGACGCCATAGCCAAGGGATGGCTGGAGTTCGGTGTAGACAGGAAAGCCACGAAGCGTCCCGTCATGGTCATGCCTTACGGAGGTACTCGATACAGTTGCCGCGCTTACGTGGGTGAATGGTATCAAGACAAAGTATTGAAGGGGGAGAAAGACCCTTTCGTCGGTGAAGAAATCTACAACGTCACTCACTATATAGGGGCGTGTATATGGGACGGTATGAACGAGGTTCTCACTCGTCCGCAGAAAGTAATGAAGTGGTTGCAGACTATGGCGAGGACGCTGGCGAAGGAAGACCAACCGTTATACTGGACTACGCCTTTGGGTTTCCCTGTCAAACAACGATACGCCAAACAATCTTCGAGTCGCATTCTAACAACGTTGGGAGAGCGTCAGTCTTACGTGTACTGGCAGGAGGAGGCGAAGGGTATAGATAAAAACCGACAAGCCAATGGGGTATCTCCTAACTTCGTCCATAGTTTGGACGCTGCCTGTCTCCACAAGACCGTCTTGCTGGCCAAGGAAATGAACTTGAGTTCTTTGGCTATGGTTCACGATTCTTACGGAACCCATTCAACCAAGTGCGAAGAACTGGCGGGTATACTTCGCCATGCTTACGCCACCATTTTCGACGAAGACCTTCTACTGTCTTTCAGTATGGAGGTCGCAACACAAACGAAGGAGAAGTTACCTGAACTTCCAGACTACGGGACGTTGAATCCCCAAGACGTCAGGAAGTCGGATTACTTCTTCGCTTAAAACAGATAACTAAAAGGAAAAGTAAAATGCCTACGAAAACTAAACGACCAACCCTCGTAACTCCTGAAGGTATCGCCCGATACCCTTGGGTGAATAACCCTAATACCACTTTCATCGAAGACGGTGAGTATAAAATCGGAGTACTGGTGACGAAGAAGGAAGCGGATGCTTTCAAGAAAATGTTGAAGCCATACTACGATGCCGCCTACGAACAAGAGGTAGCTAAAGCCGGAGGAGGAAAGGTGGCCAAGGCTTCTTCTTCTCCTATCGTGAAGAACGAAGACGAAGAAGGTGGATGGGAGATCAAGTCCAAGCTGAAGGCGAAGGTCGTCAGTAGAGACGGTACCGTTCACAACCTGAAGGTCGGTTTGTTCGACTCAACCGGAGCGCCTCATCCCAAGGACGTGGTAGTCGGCGGAGGGTCGCGGGTGAAGGTCGCGGTTCGCCCCAAGTTTTGGAACGTTCCCGCCGTCGGTGGGTTCGGGATGACTCTTGAATTATCCGCCGTGCAAATCATTGACCTGCAAGCTTTCAATCCAAGCGAGCGAAGCAGCGAATCCTTCGGGTTTACTGCGGTCGAGGGGGGTTACGTGCATGGGGGCGAGACCTTCGACGATCAACTAGACCAACCGGACAACGACGATGGCGAGAAAAAAGCGGACGAAGAAGAGGAACTACTCGCGGACTTCTAACTATCGTTCGGGTTTCGAGGCGAAAGTCGCTAACCAACTTAAACGGTTGGGGTGCGGCTTCGCCTACGAAACCTTGAAGATAGAATACATGAAGGTGGCTACCTATAAACCTGACTTCATTCTTCCTAACGGAGTGATAATAGAAGCTAAGGGTTTATGGACGGTGGAAGACAGGAAGAAACATCTATTGGTTAGGGAACAACACCCCGACTTGGACATTCGACTCGTCTTTCAGAACGCCAATCAGAAGATTCGCAAGGGTAGCAAGACCACGTATGGCATGTGGTGCGACAAGAAACAATTAAAATGGAGTAATAAAGTAATCCCCTCGTCATGGCTTTCAAAGAAACACACCTCCCATGTCCCAAGTGCGGGTCTAGTGACGCTCGATGCAACAACGAAGACGGAAGTTGGAAGTGTTTTTCGTGCGACGCGTTCGTAGGAAACAAGGAACAACCAAGCGAACGACCTTCAATGGGAACTTACGTTAACGGACAGGTTCAACCACTCGCTCGAAGACATCTTACAAGAGAGACGTGTCGGAAGTGGGGGTATCACGTCGGCAAGTACGACGGCGAGGTTGTTCAGATTGCCAACTACCGCGCTCAAAACGGTAACTTGGTAGGACAGAAACTCAGGTTTGCCGACAAGTCTTTCAAAATAAAAGGAGAGTTGATCGGGTTGTATGGCCAACACCTATGGAAGGATGGAGGTAGACGAGTGGTCGTGACCGAAGGAGAGGTGGACGCTTTGTCTTTGTCTCAAGCTTTCGAGAACAAATGGCCGGTAGTGTCCGTTCCACATGGAGCGGCAAGCGGAAAGAAATACGTGGCGCAAGCGTTGGACTGGTTGGAGAGGTATGACGAAGTGGTGTTTCTTTTCGACATGGACGATGCCGGACGACAAGCGGCAGCGGAATGCGCCTCCCTGTTGACACCAGGAAAGGCGAAGCTTGCGGACATTCCTTTGAAGGACCCCAACGATATGTTGGTAGCCAACAGGTCGAAGGAGTTGGTGCAGTCCGTATGGAACGCTAGGTCGTACCGACCCGACGGCATTGTCACGGCTGAAGAGTTGTGGGAGAAAATAACGGAGGAGAAAGACGAGGAGTCCAAACCTTATCCTTACGCTTCCTTGAATGAAAAGACTCACGGATTGAGAAGAGGGGAACTGGTAACTATATGCGCAGGTAGTGGCATAGGGAAAAGCCTGTTGTGTCGGGAGGTTTGTTACGGATTGCTGCAACAAGAAGAGACGGTGGGGTACATTGCCTTGGAGGAGAGCGTGAGAAGAACCGCCCTTGGTATCTTGGGGATCCACCTCAGTCGTCCGCTTCACTTGGAAACGAAGCTGAACTACGACAAGTTGGAAGAACCTTTCAAGAAGACTATCGGCAACGGCAGGTTCTATACTTACGACCATTGGGGTAGCTGTGATTCCGACAACCTGTTGGCGAAGGTGCGATACCTTTGCAAGGGGTTGGGGTGCAACTGGATATTTTTAGATCACCTGTCAATCGTAGTTAGTGGATTCGAAGGCGACGACGAGAGACGTTTGATAGACAACACGATGACTAAGTTACGGTCGCTGGTAGAGGAGACGAATTGCGGAATGGTCTTGGTGTCCCACCTCAAAAGACCTCAAGGCATGGGACATGAAGAAGGCGCGGTCACCTCTCTCGCCCACCTTAGAGGTTCAGCCGCCATCGCTCAGTTGTCCGACGTCGTCATAGGTATGGAGAGAAACCAGCAAGCGGTGGAAGACGCCAACCAAACCCGCGTCCGCGTGTTGAAGAACAGGTTCAGCGGAGAGACGGGATTAGCCGGAACGGTTTACTTCAACCAAGACACGGGGCGTTTGACGGAGTCTGACAGCGAACCGTTCGAGGAGGAACCTTTCTAATGTTCATGGGACGCAAGGTTTCGTTGACCGCCATTGAACAACGCCTCGTCAAGACCGTGGCGAAAGCGCGGAGCGATTCGAATAGAAAGGAGGGGTTGACCGACAGGAAGATTTCACCTGCCGACGGTTTGGAGTTGGACATCTTGGGTTTCGGTGGGGAACTTGCTTTCTGTAAAGCGTTCAACCTGTACCCCGACCTTTACGTGAAGCCACGGAAACCAATAGACGACAAAGGCGACGCCGTATTTGGCGGTCTTGGTCTGGACGTGAAGACCAACTCAAGAGACAACGGCGACCTTTTGATTGCTTCTTGGAAACCCTCCAAGTACGTACAGGGTTATGCGTTGATGACAGGTAAGTTCCCTGTCTTCACCTACAGGGGTATGATAGAAGCGGAGGAAGCTACGCAACCTTGGTGGTTAAAAGATTTAGGACGCGGCGAAAGCTACGTAATCCCTCAAAGTAAACTAAAGGAAACGATATAAAATGGAAGATACAGAACGCGATATGGCGGACGATGAAATTCGTCCCGACCCCGACTGCGATGATTGCGGCGGGTTTAGAATAAAAAAATACAATGCATATATTGGTAGGTGGACTTGTCCTCGTTGTGGAGAAGGTGAGGAAATGGAGGTGGAAGATGAATGACCCCATTACTTCTTTATTCTTTGATATTGAAACGAATCCCTTAACGGACTTCACCGCTCTCGAAGGGTTGGAGACCGTCCATTGCCTCAGTGTATACGACCCCCGAAAGAAGCAGGTTGCTACCTTTGACGGAAGCGGTATCAAGGAAGGTCTTCAGATGCTGGACAAGGCGGAGGTTATAATAGGACACAACTCCATAGGTTTCGACGTACCCGCCCTGAAGAAAGTTTACGGTTGGGTTCCCAAGGCCAAGGTCGTTGATACTTTAATTATGGGGCGTTGCATTTCTCCCGACGTAAGGGCGAAGGACATGCAGAACAGAAAGATGCCTAAAGAGTTGTGGGGTAGTCACTCCTTGAAGGCGTGGGGAGAGAGGATAGGTCTCGCCAAAGGTCTTTACGGAGAGAAGGAGGAAGCGTTCGAGGAGTACACCGAAGAAATGAGGGAGTACTGCGAACGAGACACTTTGGTTACCTTCAATTTGTTCGAAGCGTTGTCCAAGAAAGAACCTTCGGAAACCATGCTTCACTTGGAACACGACTTCGCTCGCATCATACGACAGCAAGAGTTGAGGGGAATGGGTTTCGACGTGGATGCGGCGTTGGATTTAGCGGAGGAGTTAACCCTTAGAAGAGCGGAGATCAAAGACGAGTTGCAGAAACTGTTCCCTCCTATAGTCGAGGAAATGAAGTCTCCTTCCGGTTGGTTCTTGGACATCTACGACAACCAAGGTAACTGCGTGGACGGAATAGAGGCGGCAACCAAAAAGGAATTAACCGAAGAGTTGAGGAAGCGTCGCTTGAAAACGTCGCTCGCCAAGGACGCCAAGAAACTGGAGAACAAAAAGAAATACATACCATTCAACCCAGGAAGTAGGCATCAAATAGTAACTAGGTTCAAGGAGAAGTATGGTTGGGTAGGCACTGAAAAAACACCGGCGGGTAAGGAGAAGATAGATGAATCCGTTCTCAGGGGAATGGACTATCCCGAAGCGGATGTGCTATGTGAATACCTTATGATCTCCAAACGGTTGGGTCAATTAGCTGAAGGTAAAGAGGCGTGGCTGAAGGTGGTTAAGAACGGAAGGGTACACGGTAAAGTAAACACCAACGGAGCGGTGACAGGTAGGTGTACTCACAGTTCTCCCAACCTCGCCCAAGTACCCGCTACCCGCGCTCCCTATGGCAAGAGGTGCAGGGAACTATTCATTCCTCATCCCGACTTTGAACTGGTAGGAGTGGACGCCAGCGGCTTGGAGTTGCGGTGCCTCGCCCATTATCTCGCCGTTTGGGATGGAGGGGAGTACGCTAACTTCCTATTGGAGGGAGACATTCATACCGTTAACCAAGAGGCTGCGGGTTTGGAGACGAGAGACCAAGCGAAGACCTTCATCTACGCCTTCCTCTACGGAGCGGGAGACGCCAAGATAGGAGACATCGTGGGAGGAACCGCAAAGGACGGAGCGATGTTGAAGAAGAGATTCCTAAAACAACTACCCGCTTTGGCGCGGTTGAAGAAAACGGTGGAAGACAAAGTAATCAGCGGCAAGGTTCTACGTGGTCTCGATGGGAGGGAACTTCCTGTCAGGTCTGAACACTCCGCCTTGAACACTCTCCTCCAATCCGCCGGCGCGGTAGCCATGAAAAGCGCTCTCGTTCTATTAACTAGATGCTTGAAAAGACTGCAATGGAAACACGGTGAGGATTGGGCGTTCGTCGCCAACGTGCATGATGAATTCCAAGCTGAAGTTTTATTGAACCACGTGGAACTTTACGGTAAAATAGCTACCGAATGCATAAGGGAAGCGGGAGAGTATTTAAAAATGAGGTGTCCTTTGGACGCTGAATACCAAGTGGGGTCGTCATGGGCGGAAACGCATTAACACATAATGAAGATATTGAAGAATTAACGTGTATTAATTTAGCGCGCATGTGGGATACCGAAGACGCTACCGTACCTTGGGACTGGAGGAGGTCGGTTCAGTTTGAACTAGAAAAGAAGAAGAAGGGAGAGGGTGAAACAAAACAACATACAGAACGCAAAAAGAAAAGGGGCGGCGGGTGAAGCGCAGTTTGCTGCGGACGCTTTGTCGCGTGGCTTCAACGTCTTACAACCTTACGGCGATTTTTTGTCGTATGATTTAATAGTGGAGAATTCCGAAGGTAAAGTTTTCAGGGTTCAAATAAAAACTACGGCGCATAAACAAAAAGGAAAAACCAATACTTACAGAGTTACGGCGGCAAGAGGAAATAAACGAATAGGTAAAAATAAGTTAACGTCCAGAGACGCGGACATTTTAGCGGTCTACGTGGTTCCCGAAAAAACTTGGTATCATATACCTGTCGAGAACGTTACTTGCGCCGCCGTGCATATGAGACCAACCGAAGAATCAAGCGCTCAATACGAAATTTGGAAAGAAGCGTGGAACGTATATCACAAAAAATAAAAAAGGAAACGAAATGGATACAGTAATGTTAATAGACGGAGACATCCTAGCTTATGAAGGCGCTTTCGTGGCGCAGAAAAACGTCCAATGGGAGGAAGACCTGTGGACGGTACATGCAGACATCGCCGTAGCTAGGGCGCATATACAAGAACGCATCGACTCCTTTGCCGAAAGGTTGGAGACGGATAAAGTAATAGTGGCGTTGTCGGATAGAACCAACTTCCGGCGAAAACTTAATCCGTTGTATAAAGCCAACAGGCGGACGACCTTCAAGCCGATTGGATTGAAGCCGATAACCGCATGGATTAAAGAGAAATACGACACCGCCGTCTGGCCGAACTTGGAAGCGGACGACGTCTTGAGTGTCCTCGCTACCGAGCGACCCAACAGAAAAGACCACAGGATAATAGTTAGTATCGACAAAGATTTCCACGGAGTCCCAGGTCATTGGTACGATTTCAACAAGGACGAATACCACCGCCCTTCCGTTGGAAAAGCCGACAGGTATCATTTAACGCAAACTATTTCAGGTGACCATACGGACGGTTACAAAGGAGTTCCCGGCGTAGGCGTGGTTCGCGCGCGCGCGTTCTTAGATAAAAAAGGATATACTTGGAAATCCGTAGTGGAAGCTTACGAGAACGTCGGTCTCCCTGAAAGCGAGGCGTTGATGAACGCTTGGATGGCGCGACTAATCCGAAAAGGTGAGTACAATTTAAAAAGAAAACAACTTACTTATTTATGGATGCCGACCGAATACACGGCTTCCGATAAAAGAAGATATTCCAAACTGATACACGAGGTTACAGGGGAGTTGGATAAAAACGACCCCACCCTTTCCGCCGTTCCTCCTTTTAAAGAGTTGGACATTTCAACTAAAACCCCACACTCTGAGAAAATATGAGCGATGGTATACGAAAATTACCTGATTTGAGTAGCAGTCTAATCGCTCGCTTAGAAGAATTGTACCCAAAACGGTTTCCCGATTTGGATTGGAGCGATAGAGAAATATGGTTCAAGTCGGGACAACGAAGCGTCGTGGATTTCCTGAAACAAATTCACGAAGAACAAAATAAAACAATTATCAGCAAGGAATAACCATGTGTTTCTTCAGTAAACAAAGTATGCCTGACCCGCCGCCACCTCCGCCACCACCACCGGCTAGGATGGCGGGTGTCGTTCAGTCTCCCACGCCAACGGGGAGTCGAGGCGTTAGAAAACGCAAGGGTTCCTCTCAGCTTACCGTCCGCCGTCCCGTCGTAGGAGGCGGTGGTGGTTCCGGTGTCAATTTACCTTATTAACCAGTATAAAATATAACCATGTCATCATTAAAATCACTCCAGAAGAACACACTTCTCGACGGCGTTTCAGCTGCGGGGGCGGGTTCGTCCTTCAGCGTTGAGCGCGCCAAAGGCTGGACGTTTACCATTGCATCCACCGTAACTTCGAGTGGCGCGACTGTAGACGTTGAGGCTTATATCGGCGAAGCTTGGCGTGTTATTCACAGCGAGGCTATTACAGCCAGCGGAAACACCGTCATACGAGACGACCACGGTCACTACGAAAAGATACGCGGCAACGTTTCAGCTTACACCGACGGAACCTACAGCCTCTTTGCTACGGGTTCAATCGATAGCCTTTAATCGTTATGTCTCTCACGTTTCCAACGACGTCGCTGAAGAAGCCAAGCGGTATAACCGCTCTTCCCAATCAGATGAAGCGACCTGGATTCGGGACGCTTTACGGGTTCGACGCTCAAGGCGCGACGGCCACCCCAGTCACTCGCCAAGACGACTTGGTGCATTGGTGGAAAGGAGAGGATTTAACTTCCACCATCGGCGGGGCGGACTTTGTTGCCCAAAACGGAGCGACCACTTCTTCGGGCGCGGGGGTGAATGGCGAAGATGTTTTACTTCTCGATGGAACGGACGACTGGTTCCAAACAGCGGATGTGGACGCAGGGGTTGGGACGGCTTTTTCTGTGAGTTTCTGGGTTAAATCGTTGGACGCTTCGACCACTATATATACTGGTGCTTTCCGAAGTTTCTTCGGGTGGGGACACACAAATGCAAACTTTGGGTTCAAATGTGGTCCACACCCTTCATTGCAGTATTTTTATGTTTATGGAAACATAGGTAACGGGGCTAGTGACCCCAAAATCTACGCACGTGAAATATCTTTTAATACGACCCACGGCATAAATCCTCGTGACTGGACTATGTGGACAGTGACTTGGGCGAGCGGAAACTCACCGAAGATTTATGCAAACACGACTCTAGTTGAAACGGGAACTGCTGTTTCGGGAACGATGGCAGACGGTTATGATACAGCGTCGGAAGGGTCGAAATTCGAGTTAGGTAGACGGCTGGATACTGCTAGCTATGTTTGTAACTCTTTATTCCAACAGATAAGGGTGTATGACGTGGAACTTTCAGCCAGCAACATTTCGGATATGTATAACAGTGGAAACGGGGATTGGTCGTGAGTAGAAAATACGTCATTCTAACCTCGTCCGAAGCTGAATCCATAGACTTTTCACAAGTCTTGCAAACCAGCGCCGACACATTGCGCTGGAACAATGACGAGTCCAAGACCTTCGT